GACGGAGCCTGCCACGGACAAAACCCCCTCGGCAACGTTCTGCGTAGCAGGGCCCGGCGCAGCCGGGCCCCCTGGAACACGGGGGCCGAGAGGGGTTGCCCCCGAGGCCGTAGTCCACTATGCTTTCGGGGGGTCGGAGAGGCCGTGTTTATCGTCAGGTAAGTATATACGTCCGGCTTCGTAGATGATAGATTCGAGTTCTTCTGGCGATAGCTTAGGATCGGCAATGCCGGCCAATTCCGCAACACCTCGCGCCAATCGCGCGAGTTTCCTAGATTTACCTTTAGGTCGACCGTTAGGTTTAGGAGAACCCGTCGCTATTGGCGGGTTTGGTGCTGGTGTAATAGTTATTTTTACGGGCTCGTTTACGGGCACGTCATCGAGTAGTGCAAGAGCACCTTGCACAGCGAGTTCGTCTGTAACAGTAAGAAGTGGACTCCTGGGTACCCCGGGCGAGGCCTCAGTAGGGGCGGAGCAAGGGGGGCCAGTAGTATTACAGTCCACTTCGTTACGCTCGTTAGAGAGCGTGTTAAGAACGAAGTATCTAGTGGGGGGACGCTGACTAGCGCCCACCACGTGAGTCACGGTTGTAAGCCGTGACAAGAAGGCGGCACGTACGTTCTGCGGGACATTCGGGTACCAGGTGTCTGGAGCAGTGTTGGACGTGATGTAGACCTTCGACCAAGCTCTGTAGGCGGAGCCGCCTTTTATTGTGACAGAGCCATATTGGCCATTGCACCAGGACAGCATGTCTGCACAGCGCAATTGGCCATAGAAATCGTCAAAGACGATTGTACCTTCTCCATCGTAGTTGTCGAATGGGAAGGTGTCGCCGCAGGCGACGGGGAACACGTCGTGGTCCCTGTTTAGACCAGTTTGGTCAGTTTTTCGAGTTCCGGGATCGCCCCAGAGCACGTGAACTTCGATAGGTCTGTATTGTCGAGCGGCGCGTTTAGCGGCGAGGACGCGAATGCGGTCGAGACCTCGCGAGTATTTACAGTATTCGGACGGGAACTGTTCGATTAGTTCCCACGCAGTGGGGGCGGTTTTGGCGAGTTCGACAGCGTGTGTGATGTCGTTGCGAGTTCCTTGACCGCCAGATTCCCAATCGCCGCCTTCGTAGAAGGCCGCGTTGAGGCCCCAGTTGGGACCTCTTTCGCGGAGGCGAACCCATTCTTCATGGGGTTGTTCGCCTTTGCCACAGTAGTTTTTGTTATGTTCGCGACAGGCGTATGCCGGTTCGACGTGACATTTAGGGTCGCATCCCATGCGAGCCAGGAGTTTTTGAACTGAGGCGGCCCGCATGGGACGACGGAGTTCAGCATAGCCCTGCATGTGACGTTTGCCGGTAGTGGGACAAGTCTCGTCTCCGAAGCAAATGTAACGCAGGGCAGTTTCCGTTTCGAGGCCTGCCTCGCAAAAGGTTTCGAGGACGATATTATCGAACATGAAGTTCGTGAATTGCCAGCGGCGTGCAACGGTGCTAGTCATGTATATATAGGTCCCGAAAGAATTCCAAAAGGAAATTCGGACGGCGGACTAAGCATGTATGTCCGCGTCGACCTGAGTAATGACAAGGTCAGCGAAGGAGGTGGCCAGAGTGCCACCAGAGAACGTAATCAGGGCAGATGCTGCCGTGATAGTTATCCAACGGCTAACGACGAATGTCGTGGCCGTAAGGTTTGCATTACCACCGTCGGCATTGTCGTCGAAGCCAGCGGCAGCGCACCAGACGACGTCAAGCGTACAACCGGAGGTAGCGGTGACGGTGGGTGCAACGATAGCGGTTGAGCCCCCGGTAGGGACGTACTTGATATGCATCAAGAATTTTCCGGTCTTAACTTCGGCCGGGAACAGTATGGTGTTAGAGCCGATGTTTAAGCCGAGGGAGGAGCCTGCGACGAATGAGATGGTGGTGCCGAACCAAGCAGCTTGGGTTGCACCAGTGATTTGACATTTATCGGTGAGTACAATGAAGGGTGCGTACCAGCGTTGGTGGAAGAGTTCCACTTCGTAGGTGCACCAGAGTTCACCGCAGACTCCGGAGTCTGCTTGCATGCCAACGGTAGCGATAGACATTTTGCCAAGGTCGTAAAGTCTAAGGTCAGAGTCCGCAGGGATGTCGCCGTCGCGTATGTAGAGTTCGTCGACCGGGTTGAGAGACTTTTTGCACTCGACCGGATGGTAGAAAGTGCAGGAAGGCTTGGACGAGTTCGCGAACTCGTGGTTTTCCATTTGTATTTTGGAGTTGAAGGTGGTCGAGAGGCTGTTGTACTGGGTAGCCATGATGACAGCACCGAGGGCGCTGGAAGTAGCGGACGAAAGGACCGCGTCGGATGACAGCGACTTGAATTCGAAGACCATGCCACGGAGACGGTAGCATTCGTAGGAGGATGCTACTTGGGCGAGCCAGGGGAAGGTGTCCCTCATTCCCGGATTTATCGGGAACGTTTGGACGGTAAACTCCTTAGTGGCGTTGATGTCTCCAATGTATTCGCGGTGTCGGATGATGGCGTTCCCAGATTGAGAAGCGTTAACTACCTCTGGGGGCGACATGCCACCCATAAGGAGGGAGTTGTTCTCGACCTTGTAATCTCCAAATCCAGTAATGGCTTTGAGAAGGGATTGCGCGCCGTGGCCAAGCCATCCGCCAATTTTGGCACCGACGGAGTCAGGGGCAGCCCAGGCGTCTTTGGAGGCTGCTTTCGAAGCGCGATACCGGTCATAGTATTTTTTAGACTTTTCTGCGCGGTAGGCGCCTTGACCACGGACGACGACCTGGTTACGACCGCGGGCGTTGGCCTTCTTTTTGTAGTAGGCCAACTTTTGTTTATCGCTGTAGCGCTTCGACATATCCCCATGTCAAGCGCGAAAAGTTTCTAATAAGAAAAATAAATATATCCGATAGGATTATGTTCGGTGAAACCGAAGAACCCCAAAAGGGGTTTTTAGGGCGACGGATCCCGATAGCGGCCGTAGCTCGGGTATAAGTATAATAAGACGAAGACGAAGACGAGAATGAGACTTGAATGCGACAGCATAGGGGAGCGGCGCGACCCGTTACCCTAGGGTAGCCAGTGCACTGACTACCTTAGGTGCGCGAAATCTCTAAGCGAAAAAATAATAGGGGCGCGGCGTAAGCCCATGATAGCCCACCGCAATCCAAGGCCCCCGCGCGAAGCGCGGCGGGCCACGCTTCGATTGCCTATTCGCTATCCGTCCCCGCTTACATTTCGTGAGCGCAGGTGATGAGCCGTTAGATTATGTACTCGCGGAGCGAGTAGCACCAAAAGGTGTTTGTAGGTAGGGGCAGCGACGGTCCTGGGACGGAGCCTGCCACGGACAAAACCCCCTCGGCAACGTTCTGCGTAGCAGGGCCCGGCGCAGCCGGGCCCCCTGGAACACGGGGGCCGAGAGGGGTTGCCCCCGAGGCCGTAGTCCACTAT